CGAATATCGAAGGATTGTCCGGAGCGGTAAACGCGATCGTCGAGCGGGTTATTACAGGCTTGACGGCACAAGCACAGCAACTTAATCAAGCCGGACAAGATTTCGACAAGAACATAGCTTCCGGCATGATTACAGCAACGCCGCAAATTACGCAGAAAATCCCGCAAATTGTTCAAAGCACGATAACCGCATTTGTGGCGCAACACCCAAAATTTGTGACAGAAGGAACAGACATCGACAAAAACATAGCGCAAGGCATGATTTCCGGAATTCCGCAAATTACGGAAAAGGTTGCGCAGATTGTCCAGCCAGTCATTACGGCGCTTCGTTCTTATGTTTCAGACTTCACAAGCGCAGGCGAAGAGATGGTCAAGGGCATTTGGCAGGGCTTCCAGAACATGAAAAGCTGGCTTGAAAGCAAAGTGCGTTCAATGATGAAAGAGATCGTAGCGGCGGTTAAAGATGAAATGGACATCAATTCCCCGTCGAAAGTCTTTGCGGGTATCGGCGCATACATGGCGCAGGGATTGGGCGAAGGCTTCGCCCACGAAATGCGCGACGTTGAAAGTACGATCCGGCGCGAAACGTCAAACGCAGTTCCAGAAGTTTCTTCCGGAGAGGGGCAGCAGAAACGCGGCAGCAATACGCCTTCCGTGGAAGTCGTTCAAAACATCTATGCAGAGAACACAAGCTATGCGGAACAGCAGCGGATGGCGGCACGACAGTTCCGGCAGATCGCGCGGGAGGTTATGGCATGATTACAGAAAAATTGATTTACACGAATGAACGCGGGGAAAGCATAGAGTTTTCCCCTGCTTCTTCGTATCACGTGAATTTCAAGGACGTTACTGGACTTTCGGACGTGCAAAACGCTATATACAGCACAAACAGCATGGGGCAGGACGGCGACACGTACTTGGGATACAGGATTGAAAGCAGAGATATTGACATCGTAGGAAATATCAAGGAGCGGGACAAGCAGGCGGCGCAGAACCTACGCCGAAAGCTAAACCGCGTATTAAATCCGCAATACGAAGCGACGTTGACGTATATTTTCGGGGACTTTCGGCGAGTGATCGGCTGCAAGATTGAAAGCGCGCCGATTTTCAAGCGAAAGGCAATCTTCGAGCAATTCACAGTAAATCTAACGTGCTTAAATCCATTTTGGAGAGAGGAAACGGAAACGCGCGAGGATATAGCAACGTGGATCGGCGGCTTTGAATTTCCAGTTCCGGACGGGCTGGAGATATACGACGGGTGGGAAATAGGATACCGCCAGCCTTCACTAATTGTAAATGTCTACAATTCCGGCGATGTGAAAAGCGGTATCCGGATCGAGTTTCGAGCCATCGGTAATGTCACAAATCCGGTATTGCTGAATGTTGACACGCGGGAATTTATCAAGCTAAATATTTCACTTGACGCGGGCGACGTTTTAACAGTTTCCACCGGATACGGTGAAAAAGCGGTGAAATTGAGCCGTGGCGGAGTGACAAGCGACGCGTTCCGTTACTTAGACGTAGATAGCTCATACTTACAGATCGCCGTGGGTGATAACTTATTTCGATATTCGGCGGACGAAAACGCGGAAAATCTCGAAGTTTCGATCTACCACAATAACTTGTATTTGGGGGTGTAGCAATGGAATTATACGTCTATAATCGCGGCATGGTTCTTCAAGGGATCGTCGAAAAAATTTCTTCGTTAATCTGGACGCGCCGTTATTGGAGTTGCGGAGAATTCAAGTTGCTTGTTCCCTTCACAGAAGAACACGCCACGTTGCTGGAGAAAGAAAACATAATTATAAAGCGCGGCGGAAACGAAGCGGCAGAAATTCGATACATTCACATTACGAAGAATTCACAGGGAATGGAGGAAATAGAGGTTCAAGGAAAATTCCTTCTTTCGTGGATCGGGAAGCGCATTCTAACAAGCCAAATTATCACGAACGACACAACACAGAACATTCTATATGCAATCGTGAAACAGACTTGCACGGGCGCCGGAACGGTGCGCAATATTCCGGATTTCAGCATATCGACAACAGACAGCGACACGGGAAGCGGAAAAATTGACTACACGTCCGAACAGTATGCAAACGCACAGCTTGCAGCAGAAACGGCAGCAAAAGCGGCTAAACTTGGAATTCGAGTTATTACAAATGCCCGCACGGGCAAGCACACGTTTTCGGTGTATAAGGGGCGCGATCTGACGGCAGGCAACGCCGACGGAAACGCGCCTTGTATCTTCTCACAGGAATTTGACAATATCGTGGAACAAGAATACACGAACAGTATTGAAAATCTTAAAACGACCGCTTATGTCGGCGGAGAAGAAAAAGAAGGCGCAGCAAGAAAGGTTGCAGAAGTGGGCAGCAGTGCGGAAGGGCTTTCACGCGACGAAGTTTTCATCAATGCAACGGACATCGTGCAGGAATACGAAAACAGCAGCGGGCAGACCGTGACGCTTACAGACGCGCAGTATTTAGCGCTTCTTTCCGCGCGTGGCGTTGAAGAGCTGGAGCAATACGCGGAAACACTTGCGTTCAGTTCAAAGATCAATACGAATGCGAATTTGAAGTACGGTGAAGATTACGACTTAGGCGATCGCGTAACGTGTATTAACAAGCGCTGGAACGTCCGAATTGACGTGCGCATAACAGAGATCGCGGAAACCTACGAAACGAGCGGCGAAGAAATAGAAATCACGTTCGGCGAGAGCTTGCCAGCGCTTCTAACGCAAATTCGGCAAATTACGAAATAAGGAGGGCTTCACAGCATGGAAAAATCAAGTTTCTTCAATAGCGTTTCGCACGATCGCACATACAAGGCGGAAGATTGGGCGGAATACTTCGCTTCGTTTATCGGAAACGGAGTTTTCCCCGTGCCTTCAACGGGGCTTCAAGTTGTCGCAGACGAAGGAATGTCGCTGACCGTGAAAACGGGCAAAGCGTGGATCAACGGATACTTCTATTACAATACAGGCGATCTAACCGTCACGCTTGACACAGCAGACGGGCAGCTAAACAGAATTGATCGTATCGTTGTACGATGGGACTTAACAAACCGCGTTATGTCCGTGCAAGTAAAATCTTCATCGTTTAGCGCGTCACCTACCGCGCCGACGCTGCAAAGGGACGCGGATATTTACGAGATCGCGCTGGCAGACGTGACGGTGGGCGCAGGCGTTACAGCAATTACGCAAAGCGCGATTACAGATCAGCGGTTGAATACTTCCCTATGCGGCGTTGTTGCCGCGGTTGTAACGCAGATCGACACAGCAGAATTTAATGCGCAGCTTCAAGCGTGGTTTTCTGAATATCAATCGCTTTCGGCAGCAGAGTACAACACGCTTGTTTCTTACATGAATTCCTTGAAATTGCAGGGAAACACGCAGTACGACGCGTTCGAGCAGCACATGGCGGACTTTGAAACGCAGGCGGCAGCAGACTTTAACGAATGGTTTAACGGGTTGCAGGACGTGCTGGACGACAACACAGCAACAAACCTACTAAACATTACGAATACGCTTTCGGAACGCGTGGACATGCTGGAAGCCGTGATATTTAACGACATTGCAGCAAATCCGTTCTTGATCCTATTTGACGATCTCGACGGCGTAACGTCAACGGGAATTTGGAATGAGAGCTTGCAGAGGATCGAATGCTAACGCGGTACGCTTGCACGGCGGCGGAATTGTCGTGCGTGATCGGGAATGTTTTTGCAGAGCTTTCGCCGCCTTGCGACGGGTGCGGCACAGAAATATTACAGATTAAAGGAACAACGGTAACGGGAAACGCGGCGACGCTGACCGTTACGGAAGCGGGCTTCGATTTCGACGGGTGCGCCGACGATACCGCCATTATTCAGCGAATGCGGAAAGGACGGTGCATATATGCAAAGACCGGAGCGGGAGCGGAAAGAGCCAACAGAATTCAACGTGATTGTGAAGGCGAAAGACCTTGTAAAGCACACATTCACGATAACAAATTCGACAGAACGCTACCCGAAGAAATATCGCTTTACGCTTGTGAACAGGATACAGGATAAAGCGGTGGAAATTTACGAATGCGCGCTTGAAGCGAACGAATTAGACCTTCGGGACGCGCAAGAATACAGACAACGGCAGAAGC